GACAAGCAGATACGCGCTATGAGGTATTAGCCAAGTGCGTAAGAGCGAGAGAGGGTAAATTCAATGCCAAGTAAAACACAAAGTTCGGGCAGAGTTTTAAATTTAAAGCCATCAACTTTTGAAACAATTGATAAGGCGGTTTTAAAATGGGTTGATGATGCTTTAAATATTCATTCTTCCACAAATGATGGTTGGAAGAAAACTCCTGTTGTTTGGATTACCGCCGAAAGAGCTTTTCAAATTAAAAATAAGCGCGAAATGAGAAGCGTTGATTCTGAATCTCTTATTTTTCCTTTAATGACAATTGAACGAGAGAGCGTCACCAAGACACCAGTGACAAAAAGGCCAATACCTGGGCATCTTTATCCGGATAATATGGGTGCTCGTGGGTATAGAGGCGGCGCCTTTACTTTGACAAAAATAATGAATCAAAATAAAACAAGAAATTTTGCAGCAGCAGACTCAAATAGAGTATTGGGGCAATATTATTTCCCCAACAAGAAAAAGAAAAATAAAAAAATTGTTTATCAAACGATTTCTATTCCATTTCCGGTATATTATGATCTTTCGTATAATATTAATTTACGTGCAGATTATCAGCAACAGATGAACGAAATGATGGCGCCATTTGCAACTTATACTGGAGGCATAAATCAATTTAGGGTGGAACAAGATAATCATTTTTATGATATCTTTGTAGAAGATAGTTATGCTTCGGACAACAATATTGCATCTTTGGCAGAAGAAGAAAAGAAATATGAAACGGTCGTTAAGCTTAAAGTGCTTGGATATTTAATTGGCTCAGAAGATAATCAAGAAACACCAAAAGTTGCTATACGAGAAAACCTTGTTGATCTTAAGTTCACAAGAGAAAGGGTTTGGGTTGGAGATATAAATGAGGTTGGGACTGAAGACTTCAGAGGTTAATACCTGCGTTTTGACATTTCATTAACTATTTATTGTAGCATTAAAATGTAATATTCAGGAGAGCGAATAACATGGCCAGAAAATTCAAATTTATTTCACCCGGCGTTTTCTTAAACGAAATTGACAATTCACAGTTGCCGAGCGAACCACAGCCCGTAGGGCCACTAATCATTGGCACCACTCAAAAGGGCCCAGCAATGCGGCCCGTGCAAGTAGATTCATTCGCAGAATTTGTTGATTATTTTGGAACACCCACTGCTGGTGGTGACGGAACAGATGTTTGGAGAAGCGGAGAGCCGCAGGCTCCAACTTATGCGGCATATGCTGCACAAGCATGGCTTAAAAATTCGCCCACAATTAATATTGTGCGCCTGTTGGGCACGGAACATAAAAACAGGGCCGCGGCCACTTCAAACAATAGTGGTCAGGCCGGCTGGAGAACTGATCAGGTGCGCGACACCTTGCTGATCAGCGACAACAAGGCTGGCAACGAGGTGGGCGGCGCATACGGCCTTTGGGTATTTCCGCCCAAAATTTCTGCATCTCAGCATCTTCGTGTAGCTCAAACTGCACAACCGGCCCCGAGTCAAGCTACCGGCTCTTTGGCGGCAATTTGGTACATGAACGGGGGATCGATTGGCCTAGATGGAACAACGGCAGACGGTACCGGCTCTCTCGGCGGTGTGAGTGCCGCAGATAATGTTATGACACATTCAATTAGCCAATTAATGCAATCTGATGCTAACGGCGGATTTATTGCTAGCATTGAAAATAGTGACATGGGCTTTAGCGAAACAATTTCGTTTTCAATTGATAGTGGTGATAGAAGTTATCTTCGAAGAGTTTTTAATACGAACCCAACATTAGTAACTACAGAAGTTAGTTCTGTAACTTCGTCATATTGGCTTGGTGAATCATTTTGCGATACAATAGACATTGAAGCAACTAGGAATACGGCTGTTTCTGGCTCTTATAAATCTGAGAATATGACATATTTACATGTAAGCGGGGCTGTCGCGGTCAGCGCCAATGCAACACCAAAATATTTAGGCATAATTATGCCGATTCACGCTTCAAATAGCACTAGTGCTAATTATGACCATGGTCACAAATTAGTCGGATTTGCAGATAGCTCTGGCAATCGTAGAAATAGTAGAACTGGCTGGTTTATTTCGCAGAACGTTGGCGAAGGAACATCTTTCGATGCCAGAAATATGCAAAAACTTTTCCGTTTCCACGGGCTGGATAACGGCACTTGGTGCCAAAACAAATTTAAGATTTCTATTTCAAATATTAGATATTCTAAAAACAACGACAATAAATATGGTACTTTCAGCATTGAGCTTCGCGACATTAAAGATCGAGACTCCGCGAAGATTGTTTTAGAGAAATATGACAATTGCAATTTAAATCCGGATTCTGAAAATTATGTCGCGCGTCAGGTCGGCGATATGTATACAGTTTTTGATCCAACTGAGCGGATTCTTCGTGAAAGAGGCCAGTGGCCAAATCGTTCAAAATATATCAGAATAGAAATGAATACTGAGGTCGATGTTGGCGCAACTAATGAAGAATATCTCCCATGGGGTGCCTGGGGGCCGCCAAAATATCATGATCTTGCTTGGGTTAATATGCCTCAAGGTACCGTCGGCGCCGGTGCCGTCGGCACGGTCCCCGGGACGGCCACACACTTGATGAGCGGCAGTCGGTGGTGGGATCTCGGCTGGCGAGGCGGCGGCATCAGCAGTACCGCCATCGGTGGCACTGCTGGCCCTGACAATATTCAGGCTTCAGCTTTTATTGTTGGCGGCACTGCAGACGGAACTAATGTTTCACTTTCTGCTTCTAATCCGCCTCATCCCGTCACTATAGATTTTCAACAATTGATTTCGGGTACAAATGGAAATTCTACGGACCAACTCGCCGGCCGCCTACCCTCATCCAGTTCGCTTGGATTTAGATTCCCCGCACTACCAATGAGACTTTCTGGTGCGATCGGCGGAACAAATTTCAAGACTGCATATTACGGTGTATATACTGGCATTACAAGAGATAAAAATTATAAAACAAAATACAACGAAGATATTACTGATCACCTTCACGTTGGCGCATCAGCGCTTGTTGATGCTTGGGACGGCCACACAACAAATGCTTACTTAACAGCGCAGTATGTCTTTACATTAGATGATCTTTCGCAGTCAACACAGGCCATGACCGATGGTCAAAGTGTAAATGACCAACGTGGGGATGATTTTGTTTATGTTTCTGGCTGCCACCAGCAAACGGACTCGTGGGCGTCGCCAACTGGGGCCCTAGGCCGCGGCTTTACTTCTATGTATTCAACAAGTTCTGTTAAAGATCTTATTGACGAGGGAGTTAATAAGTTCACAACTGTTTTCCACGGCGGCGTTGATGGGTTAAATATTACAGAACAACAGCCATTGAGAAGCGGATTGCTACATAATGCTTCTACAACACCAACAGACAAGAATAGTTACGTATTTAACACTTACAACGAGATCATTGATACGATCAAGGATCCAGAAGTTGTTGAGTGCAATCTCTTGTCAATTCCTGGCTTAAAGCACGAGCCACTTACTGACAAATTGGTTGATGTTGCTGAATCCCGCGGCGACACTTTGGCCGTAATCGATCTTAAAAAGGATTTTGAGCCTTCATTCGAAGGTGCTGATTCTAGTAATAAAGGCAAGCCAGTTTATAGAATTACCACTAAAGATGTGATCAATAATCTAAAAGATAGAAACTTGAACAGTAGCTATGGCTGTGCTTACTACCCGTGGGTTAGAATTAGAGACACCATCGGGGGCACTTTCCTGCACGTTCCGCCATCTATTGTCGCAATCGGCGCGATGTCCTATACAGACCGAGTTAAAGCTCCATGGTTTGCCCCTGCTGGCTTTAATCGCGGCGGACTTTCAAGTGGCGTTGCTGGTTTGCCAGTAATTGGTATAACCCAGCGGCTCACATCCAAGGATCGTGACGATCTTTACGATGCTAACATTAATCCTATTGCGACATTCCCACAAGAAGGGATTGTTATCTTTGGTCAGAAGACCCTACAGGTCACAAGAAGTGCTTTGGACAGAATTAATGTTCGTAGATTGCTCTTATTTGTCAAGAAGGGAATTTCTACGATTTCAAACGATCTTCTGTTTGAGCAAAATGTCCGAGAAACTTGGGAGCGCTTTATTAATCGCGCGAATCCATTCCTTAATGACGTTAAAGCAAGATTTGGTTTAACTGATTATAAGCTAGTTTTGGATGAAACCACAACAACGCCAGATTTAATTGACAGAAACATTATGTATGCCAAGATTTTCTTGAAGCCTGCAAGATCAATTGAATTTATAGCTGTTGACTTCATTATCACAAATACTGGCGCGGCTTTTGAGGATTAGCACTAATTATAGTAACCT